CAATCGCAAACAAACCGCGACAAACCCAAGGCCAGCGCATCCGTGGCCTAAGCAGACACGATAGCAGGCGGGGTTAGGTGAAGTTCACCGATGTGGTTTGAGGGCGTGAGTAGAGCTATCAAGTAAGCGACCGGCAACCAATCCGGCGCAATGAACGCGAAACGGTGCGGCCAAAGTTCATGGCCGGTCGCTTTCTTGGTGGCTCTGAATCCTCAACGATTGGGAGTGCAACGTGAAAACACTGTCAGCAGCAACCAAGGCGATCCTTTCGCCTCTCAAACGCAAGTCCACAGAGACATTCCACTACACGCTGGCCGGTGTCGGTCTGGTCTGCGAACTGGACTACGAAGCCGCATCTGGCGACGGATGGAATGAACCACGCGAGTCTGCTGACGCTACCTTGTGCGAAGCATTCTGCGGTGATGTGGACATTGTGGAACTGCTGTCCGATGACCAACGCCGCGAGATTGAACTGGCTTACTTGGAGCAGGAACCCGAGTTCGATGTGTGCGATGAACCCGCTTTCGAGGAGTAACAGCATGAGCCGCTATCTCCGCCACCTGTACGACATGCTGCTCGCCACGGCTATTGCTGTCGGCCTTGCTTGGTGGGTTATTGAATGGGCTTGCCAACCATGATCGCCTTCATCCGAACCTATTTTTACCGTCGTTCGTGCGGCTTCACCGTTCGCAACGCTTGCAAAGACGCTTACCGCACTGTGCGCGGGATTTACTGAGCCTGAAATCATGGAAAACGTGTATTTCCATTGCTGGGTTGCAAATACCATATCAGAGTGTGGGGGTAATGGGACCCTGTATTTGCAAGGCTTGCAACGAAAGTTAGTACCCACTTACGTTGAATATGGCGCTGGCTCTTGTCAAGACCAAAATGATAGCAACAAACTCACTGTTTATGCGGATTGCAGGATGGCAAGCCAAATTTCTACACTTTTTCACTGAAACGTCGGCAACAATACAAATATGGATGTTTTGATTCTCAACCCATCCTTGAATCAGGGCATAGCTCTCAAGCCCTGAAACCCTTTCTCTCAAAACGTTGGTGTTAATACCAATTCACTTATAGCAAATAGGAGTAGTCATGAAAGTCTCTCACGAACTCTATGTCCACCTGTCAAAGTACGACGATAAGGAATTCGTTTGCTTCGATTTTGACGCCAGCGACAGCGGCTATGTGCTGGTCGGTAAGCAGGCGGTAACGCTGGATATTCCCGACAACTTCGACCCAACTGCGACCAAGATCAGCATGTTGAACAAGGAAATCCAATTCGCTGAAAAGGAATTCTCTAAGCGCGTGACGAAGCTGAAGGAAGAGATTGGCAAGCTCACAGCGTTGACATTCGAGGTAACGACATGAGCTACGTAGACGGCATCGTGGATCAGCCATTCGACACAGCAGAAAGCCAAGACGAAGCCGCTGCACAGAAGCAAATGGCACTTGATGTGCTGTACCGCGTCGGCTGTCAGTACGGAGTGAAGGATGCTGACATGGTGAATCTGTGCCAGTTGGCTAACGTCAATTTCAACGAACTCAACAACCACTCTTACAAACTCAACGAAAGCACAAAATGTCAATCGCAACAATGGTCCTCGGACAATCTGGCACCGGCAAAACCACAAGCCTACGCAATCTAAACCCTGCTGACGTACTGCTGATCCAGGCAGTTAAAAAACCTTTGCCATTCCGGGCAACTGGCTGGATACCTTGCACCAAGGCACACCCAGAAGGTGCAATCATCGTCACGGACAACGCGAAAACGATTGTCGGCGCAATGCAGCGCACAACCAAGCCAATCATCATCATTGATGATTTTCAGTACATCCTGGCAAACGAGTTTATGCGCCGGGTTCTGGACAACGAAACAGGCAACGCAGCGTTTGCAAAGTACAACGAAATTGCCCGCAACGCTTGGGACATTCTCATGTGCGCCGGGAAGCTATCAGACCATACCCGTGTCTACATCCTGGCTCACACCCAGGAGGATGAATCAGGCCGAATCAAGGCTAAGACCATCGGGAAACTGCTGGACGAAAAGATCACGATTGAAGGTCTTTTGACCATTGTGATGCGTACCGCCGTCATCAATGGGCAGTACCTGTTTAGCACTCAAAACAACGGGTCAGACACCGTTAAAACGCCAATGGGAATGTTCGACTCCGAGCATATCCCAAATGACTTGAATGCTGTAGATGAGGCCATTTGCAGCTACTACGAAATCATCACAACCGCTTGAATAAAGCACAACCCTAGAAAGTAAACCATGTACGCACTCGACACTCAAGAAGCCCGCAAAGCTGACACACAAGGCAACCAGATCAAAGAGATTGGAAAGTATGTCGGCACCATCACGCAGGCCGAAGACATCACCGCCAAGACTGGCACCAAGGGCATTGCTTTGAGCTTCACCAGCAACAGCGGCCAAAAAACCAAGCTGTCCATCTACACGATGAAGGCTGACGGTTCCAAAATCGGCGGGTTCTCCATGCTGAACGCCATCATGACTTGCCTGCAACTGCGCAACATCGCACCCAAGGCCGGACAGGTCACACACTACGACTACGACACGAAAAAGGAAGTTGTCGAACCCGGCAACGTGTTCCCCGATCTGTGCAAGCCCATCGGCATTCTGTTGGAAACGGAAGACTTTGCCAAACAAGACGGCAGTACCGGCACTCGGATGGTTTTGCGTGGCGTGTTCCAGGCAAGCACCGAACTGACGGCCAGCGAGATTCTTGACCGCAAGACAACGCCCGAAGCACTACCAAAGATGGTAGCTGCACTTCGCCATCACCCGTTGAAAGCATCGCGACCACAGGCAGGGCGTGTGCATGGCGGGACCATGCCAGATGACCAGTTTTTCGGCAATGACGATGACGGGTCTGAAATTCCTTTTTGATCTACGGGGCTACGGCCCCTATTGAAAGCAAACCATGACTATCTCTCTCTACCACGCTGCACAAGAAGTGCAGAACCGCATAGCCCTTTGTGTTGATGAAGATGGTGTTGTAGACACCGACAAACTCGACATGATCGAATGCACGTTCAAGGATCGTGCCGTCGCAACGATTGCTGTCTACAAGGGCAAGGGCCACACGATTGATACGCTGAAAAGCTATCTGACTGAGATACAAGCCCAGATCAAGCGCGAACAGGCGAACCAGGAGCGTTTGAAGGACTACCTGCAAGCGTGTATGTCGATCACTGGCACAGCAAAGATCAGCAGTGATGACGGGTTGCTGTCTGCCTTGTTGTTGACGGATCGTGATGAATCGATCGAGATTGACGAAGGCGCAACCTTCCCGCCGTCGCTTTGCAACGATCCAAAGCCACCAGAGCCAAGCAAGTCAAAGATCAAGGCCGCGATCCTGGCCGGTGAGCCGGTATCTGGCGCTCGGATTATTCGCAAAGACCGCTTACATATCAAATGAAAACCATCCCCTATCTTTTAAAGGAACCGGCATGACCGGACGCGAAGCCATCGACGCCGCTGCAAAAAGGCACCCCCTATGATCTGGCTAACCAATCTATTCCGCCGCCCGTCGCTAAAGGCGACCGCCGCTGACGACCTCCTGGCGGCCCAGCATAGCCTGCTGGAAGCCCACAAAGACCTGGAATGGGCACAGGCCCGCATCCACGCTTACGAGGTGCGCATAGAGCGCCTGACACGCTACGTGGAGGCACCTTGACCAAAGAACTACTTGAACGACTACATAGCTATACCTGCGCCGCAGACGCAATCGAAGCCCTGCAAGCACGTGTTGCTGACCAGTCCGCACAGCTAACGCGCCACACAAATCTGATTGACCAGCTTCAGGAAGAACGTTGCAAACTCGCCGCCGAACTCGCCGAGATTCACAAGCAGGAGCCGGTGTCTCACCGATACAGGTTTATCCACCCAATCTCAGGTGAACCAGTTTGGCGTGATTCGTCGCCAATGTGGAACGGGCAGTGTGTGCAGGAAGTACAACCGTTGTTCGCCGCCCCAGTCCCGCCAGTGCGGGAGCCGCTGAGCGATGCGCAAATCAATGAAATCAGATTGGTTCACGGTGTAACTTCTTCAGGCCGTGGCATAAGAGAAGTCGCTCAAGTCATCAGCTTTGCAAGGGC